TTTTCGTACGAGTTGTTGTCGCCAGTGTATTGACTCATGTTTATCCACCTAGCAGCGAACTGCGTCCGAGCGCGAGCGAGTTCGGGTCAACACCTGCCGGCCCGGTAAGCATTGTTCCTGACACACCACCACCTGCTGCCTTCGATGCACCAACCATGATGCTGCTGACATCAGGTGAGCGGCGGTTGGCAGCGTTGATTGCCATTTCGGATTGACGCTGCTGTGATGCTGCTGCGGCAGTTGCTTGGGTCTGCGCCTTCTTTTGCTGACGCATTGCGTCCTGTTGCGCTTGTTGCCCCATCATTGACGATGCTGCTGAAATGCCAACACCTGCTGCTGCTGCGCCGGCTCCAACCGCTGCCGCGCCGACAGTTGCCGCTGTTGCTGCGGCTGCTGCACCCGCTGTACCGCCGGCTGCAATTGCTGCCGAACTTCCAAGAATTGCTCCACCGATAGTCGTAAATACTGGCATTACAGTTCCTTTGCGTATGTTCGTTCGCTTGCCTGGAATCCCATCCGAGTGAGCATCCGCTCCACGGTGGTGTTGACCATCAGGTCTGACATTGTGGCGACCTGTGCGCCTTGTTCCTTTGCCCACGCCTCGTAAGCCTTGACAAGCAGGATTGCTGCTCGGCTACCCCGTGCGTCTTCGTTGACCCACCATGCAAGTTCGTGCGCCATCTTGACACGGGGGCAGAACCAAATGGGGTTAATGATTGCGCCGAGCATGGCAACGACTACGCCACCGAGGTCAGCGACGAACACACACCCATGTTCCATAAGCGCGTGGATCGCGGCTTCCAGTTCCGTGTCGGTTGCGTTGATCATCGCGGCATGTGGCGCGAAGTTGTGGAATTGCCTACTCATATGCGTAAGAACCTCCACATCGTCAATTGTTGCGCGGCGAATCGTCAGCATAAATTAGCCCTCTACACCGTGCATACGGGTACTAGACAACGTGTTTGTATGGGTCATACTCTTCGTTTGCAGTTGACTTGCGCTTGTACTTGTCGAATAAGGATCGTTTACGAACCGGATATGCGAACGTCAACGCGAGCGCATCGGCAAGGTCAGGTGATGCGCCACCTTGCAAACGCTTCTTGATTTCGTCCTTTGACTCAAGCACCTTGCGACCAGCCTGATCAAACCAATACACAGGCGTTGCCATCTCTTGCTTCAATTGAACGTCATTCGGTATTGCACCACCCTGCTCAATCCATTCCTTCATGCCCCACCACATCTCGGTGCGTCGATTGACAAACTGATCGGGCTGAATAGCGCGGCCACCAAACGGCACTTCGATGGGGTCAAAGTCAAGTTGACGCAGTCTGTCAATGACTCCTGCACCTGCACCGCTGTCAACAAACACAGCGTCCGGCTCCCAAGACTCCATGACCGATGCAACGCGAGCGGCAAGTTCCATGTTGTCAATACCCCTGTACACAAGAGGCGGAAACATGATTAATCCTTGACGTTTGACAATGACGCTGCGGTCATCACCGAACCGCGCAGGATCAACGCCAATGATGCGGGGTGATCCTTCAATGTCCTTGTCCGTATATTCGCGGCTTGCTGCAAGTTCAGCGTCAGACAGGCTAATTAACTGGTCATCGCCGGCGGCGGCAAAGTCGCACAGATACTCGCGAGCAAACGCAGTCTCAGGCATGTCGCGCTTCAATCGTTCGACTTCATTGGGGTCAATTGCCTGGGTGTCGTAGACCGTGTACCGAGCGGCGTTCCAATCGGGCAACGACTGTGCGCGGTAGTACAACTCGCTGAACAGGTTGATGCCTGACGGTGTGCCAATGAACATTGCCCAACCCTGACGGTCAGACAATGCCGGCTGAATGATGTCGTTCCACACCTCCGGCTTGACCTGCGACACCTCGTCAATCACGCATCCGTCAAGTCGCACACCGCGCATTGCGTCGGGGTTGTCGCCACCAAATATACGAATGACACACCCATTGTGCTTAAACGTGACAAGCAGGTCGCCCTCGTTAATGTCAATCGCATTCTCTTGCAAGAGCGGCGCAAGTTTCTGTTTCAGCCGCGCCCAGGCAATAGCCTTGGCTTGCTTTAGGAACGGGGCAATGTAGAAGAACAGGCCGAGTTCCTGCTTAAACCGAATCGCCTTGTCAATGAGTTCCATGATGGCAAGTTCGGTCTTGCCGGCGCGACGGTGCAGGGCAAGCACAGTGAACCTGCGCTTACTGACATGGCAAGTCCGTTGCCATGCTCGCGGCTTGTACTGCAAACTAACGGTGCGAGCCATTACCGCTCCGGTACGCCTGTTGCCACCATCAGGCTGATGCCACCGGAATGGTTCATGTCAACGCGCTCTGCCCACCGAGCGGGGTTCCACATCCGAAGGCACTTCATCCGGGTATCGACCTGCAAACGCCTCCAAGCGGCTTGTACTGCGTCTGTAGGCTCTGTGTCGCACAGGGTCTTGCATTCCTCAAGCATTGCTTCTTGTCCCTTGTCACGGGCGACCTTATAAAGTGCAGCAAATTCCTCGTCTTCCTCTTTCCATAGATGAACCGTACGCACATCCGGGTTGCCCTTGCGGTTGGCAAACTCAAGCAGTGTTCCACCCGTTGACAGCCAATCAAGTACTTCCGCTGCCTTGGGGTTGTGCATGACCGGGCCGCGCTTCGGCTTGCCCACTGGTCGCTTGATCACAGAGGTACTGGGTGACTTTTTTGTAAGCGCGAGGGATTTGGGCGCGTCTTTCATAGTTGCATAATTTCTGTATGGTGGACTTTGAGAGTTTAAACATTGACGCTAATTTGCCGTAGGAAAGCCCTCTTTCCTCCCGTGCGTCTCTTATGCACTGTACTGCATAATCTGAGATTCTTGCGTTGTGATGCGATTGCCCGATGCGATAGCCGTCTTCATTAACAGCGACGATGGCTATACGCTTGGTGATCATGTGCGTTTACGCAGGACGATGTCGAACCCTGCTGCGCCGGCAATGGCAAGCGCAGAGTCGAATGCTGGCTTTCGTTTACCGATCACCGTACCGGGCGTACCAAGCAAGCACCTCACCGTGTGCGCTCGGAGTATCCCTGCCTTATCCATTGCAACCGCAAGTTCCCCGCGTGTCGATCCTTGCGACTCAAGTGTCTCGCGGATATGCGTTTTGAATTCGTCGTAAGTGTTTATAGTCATCTACGTCAGTATATAAGTCAATCAGTTTCCCAATATACGAGATCGCCTCTTTTATAGAATTTCATTTGATCAACGTACTTCTTGGTGTCAACAAAGTGCTTGTCCTTGACAGTGAAATGATTGTTTGGCAACAGCAAGAACCAACCTTCGTCAGCAATGATCAGGCTCAACGGCTTGTGTTCTGCGGGGTAACGCGAGTAACCATCAGCCCAATCAATCACAATACCTGTGTGTATGCCTGACGTTTCGGCGCGGAACGCGTTAACAGTCAAACCTTCAAGTGCCTTGAATTGCACGGCTTCGATGTTGTTTCCCATTGCTCCCCACGGCTGCGAGGAGTCATCAAAGTCAGGGTCAAAGGACTCGGTCGTTGACAGCGCGTGTAGTGGCAGACCTGACCAGTGCGCTCCGGACGCAAGGATGACATGGCAGGACAAGTACTGACCGGGTCGAGCGTAGATGGCATGCCACATACCGGGCGTTGTGCCGGCTGGCATGTTTGCGCCAAGGTATTGGTTGTCAACTTGCACATAAAAATGGTTGGGTAGGTTGGTGTGTCGCATTAGTAGTCCGGAGATGAATCGTCAAAGAACCATAGCCACACGCCACACGAAATAATGAAGACTAAAGCAATCGGTATAGAGCAAAGCGTATGAATCATGCGGTTCTTTGTTGTGAGGGTACGGGTCTGCGGGAAATTGACAACACACGACCGGGTTCCTTTGCGTTTGGATCCTTTGCCCACTCTGTCAACAATGGCAGTTTCTCAGCAAACCAATAGGTTTCCTGTATGGACAGCGCATATTCCTCACGGTAGATCTTGAGTTTGGGATGAAAGATCTGTGCGCTGGTACGGTACGGGGTTGCTTGAATGACAATGCCGTCATCGTCAACAGCGACAAACCCTGTCTTTGTTTGGCCAACGGTAAAGCCTTCATGCCGTAGGTACATGACTGCTCGAAGGATCTTTGTCTTATTGCGGGTGGTTGGGTACATCATGCGTTTGTCCGCTGCACAGGTCGTCTTGATGTTGACATCTTTCGAGTCCATTCCTTGCTCTTTGGATTGTTTGCCCACTTAATTAGAATTTCCATCCGCTCCTCAAACCAATGCGTTTGTGGGAGTTTGCGCGAGTATTCCTCGCGGAATCGTTTGTGTATGGGGTGTTGAATCTGTGCGCTTGTCCTGAACGGACTGACCTGAAACACCACACCTTCCGAATCAATAGCAATAAATCCGGTGTGCGTCATGCCAACGGTAAATCCCTCTCCTTGCAAATACATGGCAAGTGCGCTCATTTGCTGCAATACTGGTTTGCTTTCGTACCTCATGCGTACCTCACGGATGGCTTGCGGACATGCTCAACAGCAACGGCAAGGATTCGGCGTGACTCCGGTACATGACCAATGAACTCGCGCACTTGTTCAAGTTCCGCGTCGGACACGTTTTTGAGCATTGCTTCAGCCCACACATCCCACTCAGCAAACTCTTCAGTGCTGATCGGGGTGCAACGCTGTAGGTCGTTGCGAGTCTGTTCAACCTCGCGTTCACCTACTAGGTTCTGAGGGATGAGAGCGCAATACGCTTTGTGTATCGCTGCAATCTCAGGCTTAAAGTCACGAACAAGTCGGTGCTGGCGAATGCATGCTTGCAACTTGTCCTGATGCAAAGACCCCCACTTCTCGTTCAATAAACTTGACAGCACAGGCTCAAGTTTCCACTTCGGCCACATCTCTTCCATCAACTTTCGGTTGTCCATCCATGTGATTGTTGTCATACGCGAGAGTATATACATGTTTCAAGTTACGCGCAAATCTATGCATGTCTATCAAACGTGCATAGTTAAACCCATCGAATTCGATGGTATTAGGCCGGGTCTTTGAATTCAATTGAGTAGGTTTGTTTTTGAAATTTCGTTTTTTCAAGCACTTCGATGCTGACGATTTGTCGACGTACTGCTTGGCTTTGCACATCCCTCGTTGCATGACCGGAGAGCGTGGATGCAGTAACCCCTCGGCGGGGCTACTGCGTCGTTGCATGGCCGGAGCCGCGCATCAACAGAAGAGGGTGCTGCCCCAATTTTAGCGAGGACAAATTCGCCTAGGTTGCGCACCTGCACCTACGACTGTCAAACACAGTCGGCCTTCGCCGGGTATCTCACCGATCACAAAGGTCTTACTACCGTCCTATTCATTCCGTCTGCACAAAGCGCAGTTGCCACGCTGGAAGCACTACGGGATCCGAAACTATTCGGTGAACCCACATGACGGTTGCTTGCCTTACCCATGATTTCGCCGGACGTTCCGCCGTCCGTGTCTCCGCATCCCTTCAACCAAGTGTCAATCGCCTGTTGGCATATGCCGTCATCGGCGCGTATCGACCAGGTCAAAGAGTTTGGAAATAAATGCGTACTGTGTGTCGGTTGTTACTTGTGATCCCCTAGACAAGAACGCACAGTACCACAAACCCGTTACCATGGAGCGGCGTAGGTTTCGATCTACGCCGTATCTTTGGTACACTCAAGTCCCCCGGATGCGCGGCTCGGTTGACGAAAGTCCCGAGCCGCGTTTGTTTCCGGAGCAGGAAATGCAGGTCAAATTGGAATGTTGACCGCATCGACACAGTCATTCAACTATGTCGATCTGCATAAAGGTTTAAATTATTCATAGGTTTATGCAGACAGCAGCGCGTTGCCGCGCCCTGTCTTGTCGGTAGGTTAATTACCCCATTGCCTGGGAAACGAGGGGCGTACCTTGCGGCCTTGTGCCTCGTCGCAAATGGGAGTCTCACCCACATCTCCGCGCCGACACTATACATGACGCGTCTGTCAATTTATTTTATGCGTGTTTGTAGTTAGGAAACTGCAATTATGCAGAAATCTGTCAACAAACTCATGTACTACCCCTTGCGTACCGATATACCTTGTCGTAGAGTACTGAAGTCAAAGGCGCGTGCCGCTGATAACGCAAACAAGAAAGGTGCATGGCATGTCAAACACACGACCTCAAAGATGGGCGCAAAAAGAAGGACAACGCGTCGGAGCGCGAGAAATTCAACGATTAGCAAACGAACAGGCAAAGGAACCTGCGCTCAAGATAAGTGATGTAAGAGAACTATTTAAGACAAAGTACGGATTGACCATATCCCGTGCAACTATTCACCGATGGATGCACACGCAACAGATAAAGCACATTTGGGTTGGTGGTCAACGCTTTACAACCGAGACAGACATTGCAGCGTTTATTGCACTAGGCGAGACTAAATAAACATTGACCGCGCACCAACCCCCGCGAGGGGGAAGGATGCGACAGCCGATACTGCCGCAACGCACCCAGTTTGAGAGGACTGACCATGTTTACCGTAACGACACACCGCAGCCGTGGAATTTGGCGACAGACAACCGCCAAGACATTTGAAGAGGCAAAGACGCTTGCATTTGAATTGCAAAATTCTGCGCTCGACTCCGAGGCTTACACCCTTGTTCAACATTTTGTACCTTCAAGTCTTACGGAGGATGGAATAGTGTTTGCGGTTGACCGCACGGGCGAAGTGAAGAAATACACCAACAAACCTAAAGACGATGATGTCTTGGTTCTAAGTGGCAAGATGGTGACTATTGACATCTCCAAAGACAGCGATTAATCGACCGCGCACCTGTCCCCTTCTTTAAAGGGGGCGGGCTGCGACAGCCGATACTGTTGCAACGCACCCAGTTTGAGAGGACTGATCGTGACTACCAAGTTTAAAGTTACTGTTACTGACGCACAAACCAACCCGCACCTCGCTCGCATCTACTGTGACGTTCTTGTCGCGGCCGCTAGGGAAATTAACGACAGCGTAAGCCAGCGCGTCATTCGCGCACACAACGAACGCGCTTGCGTTGACGTTGACAACGAGTTTGCATTTGACGCTTGCATTGACGAAATCTACGCCGCCGAGGCTGCGTTTCTTTGCGCTCACCGCGACACGGAGGTGACTCTGTGACCAAGCAAATTATGCAAATTGACGTTCTGTCGGAGTGGGTTACCGATGATCAGGCTGCCGAGTACTTAAGCGAACACGTTGTGACCGCAACGCTTGAGGTGCATTGGCAATATCACAAGCCCGGACACTACACCGGGGTGCAAGGCTTGGAACTGATCTCTTGGAACATCCTTGAGATTGCGCTTGATGACGTTGAACTGACTGACCAAGACCTAGTTCCGTCAGACTTCCCAATGGCCGAAGTACGCGCTTTGCTTGAAGACGCGGAGCAGGTACGCAAGTACATTGCTGATCGACCACCGGAGGACGCATGAACTATTTATTTGAATGTTCAAACATTGAAGCGGCCACCGTTTCTGTGCAAATAGACGACACGGTAAAAAAACTATCAGCCGCATTTGATTATGCGTTTGATGGAACTAGTAAATTTATTCCGCCGCGCCTTCCAATGCTTCCATTAGAATATGGAATTGGACTAATTGTTGGAGCATCAGGAACAGGCAAATCAACTATTCTAAAGCAATTTGGCAACGAAACAGCCATTACATGGAATTCGCAACTTGCTATTTGTTCTCATTTTGACAATGACATAGATGCCAGTGAACGATTGTCTGCCGTTGGCTTTAATTCTATTCCTGCATGGATGCGTCCATACCATGTTCTATCAACGGGAGAAAAGTTTCGTGCAGACTTGGCTAGACGATTGCAAGATGGTGCTGTAATTGATGAATTTACTTCCGTAGTAGACAGAAATGTTGCTAAATCATGTGCAAATTCTATTCGACGTTATGTTGATCAAAAAAACATTAAGAAATTGGTGTTTGCTTCATGCCATTACGACATAATTGAATGGCTTCGTCCTGATTGGGTATTTGACACAAGCAGCGAAAAGTTCATCGCAAGGGGGTATGAAAGGCGACCAAACATTATTTTGGAAATGCTTCCTTGTTCCACCGAAGCATGGGCAATGTTCCGCAACCATCACTATCTCGACGGAAACATCAATAAATGCGCACGGTGTTGGATCGTCTGTTGGAACGGAACCCCTGTCGGATTCTCTGCTGTTCTCCCGTTCCCAAATGGAAACCTAAAAAACGCTTGGCGTGGACATAGAACTGTGGTGCTTCCTGATTACCAAGGCTTAGGATTAGGGGTACGAATTTCTGACGCTGCGGCTGAATTATTTGTCCGTCAAGGTTGTCGGTATTTCTCCAAAACTGCACATCCGCGCATGGGCGAGTACAGAAATCGGTCTTCTTTGTGGAAACCGACAAGCAAAAATCAACGCACACGCGAAGATTACAACATTAGCAAAAGCGCATATGAGCAACGCTACATGATGAAACATGCTCATCGCCTTTGTTATTCACACGAATACCTTGGAAATCATATTGCCGCTGTAAAGGCAAAGGAAATCGCATGAAACGATCACTTGACGGCAACGAACCGCGCAGTACGCGCCGGCAAACAACGCGGTGGGATACACAAGACGCAGCGTGGTCAGACATTCAACCGCGCCTTGGGACGCTAAACGCGTTAGTGCTTGACGCGATTACTCAACAACCAGGCACTTGCGACGAACTTGAGGTGCGATTGTCTTTGACACATCAAACTTGCAGCGCGTGTGTCAACAGCCTGATGAACGATGGACTGATTGTTGCTGACGGCAAGCGACCAACACGGTCAGGCCGAGCAGCGCGTGTGTGGACATTACCGATACCAACAACTTTGTTTGGGAGGACGGCATGAGCGACTTAAGAGACTTAGCAACATTGTGCAAAGAGATTGACACTTTAACGGCAGAGGTAGACAGGCTTTCCGCAAGGGGCGACGATTACAAGCAATTGTTTACGTTTTGGCTAAACCAGGCGACTTTGATTCGCAGGGAACGCGACGAAGCAAGGTGTTTGTCTTGCATATCGTTTGAAAATATTATTGCGTTGGTAACAACGGGCATTGCAAGCGCACCGCGACACAAATATCACGAACATGCAAACGGTCGCGGCTGGGATTGTTTCAAGGATGAAATAGCAATTCTTAAAGCAGAAAGTGCAAAGCAACAATGAAAGACGATGACAACCGATGGGCGCGGCCTGTGATGGAAGACGTTTCTTGGGAACACGCAACAGGCATTCCTGCGTTTCTCAACGAGCGCGGCATTAGAGAGGGGCTGGCAAAGCATGTTGGTTTGCCGGCAATGATTATTGTTGCTGGCGACCCCATGCTGCACCGCGTTGACGAGGGTGATGGGAATCCTGTATTTCAGTACTGGCGGTCATCCGTGTACCTCGTCAGTTCAACGCCTACAAGGATTGAGGGGACGCGGTTCACAAGCCTGTGCGTCCGCGACCCGGATGACACCATTGAGTCGGTGCGCGACGATTTGCTTAATAAGTGTGTCAACTTTATCACCAAATGCGAACCTTCAACCAAGATCAAATATGTCTCCTAAATTACCCCTTGGCTGCTTGACCGTAACTTTTCGCAAATACGGCGACTCAGCCATTATCTACGACGAAGACGGAGGCCAAATCGCACAGATATTCGCGCAGGTACAGAATTCTGAAATCAACGACCGCATCAGAGTCTCTATTCGGGCTGAAAAAAAATACAAAATCGTAAGACATAAGGACGGGACGGCATGAGTACACCAACACCAGGCTATTACGAATCGCTCCTCAACGAACGCGGCCTAATCGTGACGCAACTACGCGCACAGATCAGGAACATTCAACACCAAAGCAAGATGCTTGGTGTCATTGGCGGGGTTATTGACAGCGGGGTAGAATTTGACAGGGCGAAGGCAGCGGAAGAGATCAAGTCATTGCTTCAAACAATTAACAGGAAAGTGCCATGAAAAAATTGAGTCCATTTATTGTTGAGGGTGTGCGTGTTGACAAGGAAGCCGGGATGCGCCAGTGCGATATTGCCGTGAAGTACGGCATCAGTGCTGGCAGCGTGTCGCGCATTTTGCGTGGTAGCCGGCACAAAGCCAAGGTTGCCAATGCCAACTCCTGACGATGGTTTTTGCGGCGTTCCTGCTGGGGGGCGTTCCCCCGGCAGGGACGTTTTATTACTTGAACTACAAATCAAATTGCTTGAAGCGAAACTTGCGAAAGCGCAAGCGGAAAGCGACTGTTTAAGGGAAACGATCAGAAGTAAATTTGTTGAAAAACTTGACAATGTTTACTACAAAGGCACGGGATGATTGAACTAGAAGACATTGTTGACCGCATTGCAACCTCCGAGTCAACCGATCCGCTGCTGCTTGAAGCGTCTGAAGAAATCAAATACTTGCGGCTTGAACTTGCTCGCGAAATAGCCAACCGATACAAGGCGCGTGGAACCGATGATGATTGAGTTCCGCGTACCCGGCATCGCCGCTCCGCAGGGCAGCAAGAAGGCGTTTAAAACGCGAGGCGGTCGCATTGCCCTCGTAGAGTCTTGCGCTCGCGTGAAGCCCTACAGAGCGAACGTAGCCCTTGCAGCGCGAGCGGCGTGGGTTGATGTGCCAACAAACGGGACGGTTGGCGTATCAATCTCGTTCACGTTCGTGAGGCCGGCAAGCCACTACAACGCAAAGGGCGTACTCCGCGCCGGCGCGGCGACCCACCCAGGCAAGGGAAACGGAGACATCGACAAATTGTGCAGAGCAGTTCTTGATGGTCTTACGGGCGTTATCTACGCCGATGACTCGCAGGTCGTAAGTCTTGTTGCCACAAAGGCATACGGGAATACTGCTGAATCTCGCATTTCCATTTACATTACCCATTGACATTAGGATGCTAGGACGTATAGTCATCACATTGACACATGTTGTGTCAGTCGTGCGCGGCGTTCCGCGCAGTCACTAGAGAGGACTTTACATGCAACGTAGCGAAACAATCGGAGAGTTGGCGAAGGCACTGGCGGCGGCAAACGGCAGCATCAAGAACCCCAACTTGGACGCGGTCAACCCGCACTTTAAGTCAAAGTACGCAACGCTTGGTGCGATTATTAACGCGGTACGCGCACCACTTGCAGCGCACGGGATCAGCGCAGTTCAGACCGTTAGCAACGATGGCGGCTCGGTTGGCGTGACCACTACCTTGCTGCACTCAAGCGGGGAATGGATGGCCGAAACGATTTGGTCTGCACTTCCTGACCGTGCAACGGTGCAGCAGTTGGGATCGAGCATTACCTACCTGCGCCGATACTCACTTGCAGCCATCACCGGAATCGTCGGCGAGGAAGACGATGACGGCAACGCCGGCAGCAGCGGTGACCGTAATGACCGCCCTGAGCCTCGCAAGACGTTCAAGCCAACGGAAGCCAAGGGTGCGCCTGTCGTTGCGCCGAAGGCATCTGCGCCCCCTGCAAAGGCAGCACCTGCGAAGGCAGAGCCTGTCAAGGATCGGATCGTTGCCGATGCGTACCCTGAAGAGTACGCCGGGGTGTTTAAGATCTTGCGCGTAGTGGCGCGACCAGGCAAGCCGTACGCCATTCAGGCTGAAGGCGAACACGGCATCGTGTGGATTGCGACAAGTGTGCAGGAGTACGCGACCCTGCTTGGTGAGACTGTCAACGAGTCAATCACCCTTGATGTCGAGCGCATTGGTGACACGCTTCAAATCATGCGCGTCCTTGGCAATTCCAAGAAGTCGGTGAAAGAGGAGGTTCCTTTCTAATGTCGCTTTACGCAATCACATCCGAAATGCAGGGTATCTTAGACGCAGTTCTTGATGGGGGTATCGACTCCCCCGAAGCGCAGGACGCGCTAAATGAACACCTTGCGGGACTTGACGGTGCGCTTGAAAGCAAGGCCGAATCTTACGCAGGGTTTATCACAGAACTACAGATGCGAGCGGAGTCGAGGGGCAAGGAAGCCTCTCGAATCCGTGCGCTCGCTGCTGCCGACGATGCGCTGGCTACACGCCTCAAGGAAGGCTTGAAGGCAGCAATGGAGCAGACGGGCAAACTGAAACTTGAAACCCCGCGTTTTAAACTTTCGGTTGCCGGCAACGGAGGCAAGCAATCGCTTGAGATTGACGATCCGTCTGCACTTGATCCCGCTTTCCAACGTATTGTCCGCGAGCCTGACAAGGATGTCATTCGCTCCGCACTTGACAACGGCATTGAAATTGCGGGATGCCGTCTGCTTCCACGCGGAACGAGTCTGCGAATCCGCTAGACTGAATCCGTCCGATCCTCTCCCCCTGCGTTGCAGCACCACACACTGCGGCGTAGGGGTTTTTATTTGATGACTTGCCGATAGCCCAACTTCCACAGCAATCGCGCAATGTCTGTTGCAGTGTCAGCAACCGCAGCCTCGTCGAGTTCGGGTCTGATGCAGTGCAATGCTTCGTGGATGAGCGTATCCATCCTGTCCTGCTCAGACGGCCAGGTTCCGATGCGAATGATGCGACCTTTCAAATGACCTGGGTCGTGCATGTCACCGTAGTCGCGCATGTTTGCGACGAAGCGAAGCGTCCAGTACTTGCCACCAAGTCGTACACGCATGGCAATACCTCAGTGTGCAAGATGGAATTCGGGAGTGAGCGTGTACTTGGTGTCGGGTTTGCCGTTTCGTGTCTTTGAGGTGCGCTTCGCAAGGAACAAACGCATCCACACTGCACCCTGTACTTCCGGCCCTCTGCCTTGCTCAATGTGCCAACCTGCATGACCGTCGTCAAACTCGTCCTTGTAAGTACCTGTGCGTACATGGTATTGAATGTCGCTGACAATTCGTGCGCCACCTCGGTCACACACTAGCCGCTCACGCGACAACGGCATGAACCACTGTTTGTGTACATGACCCTGCACAATGACATCAGCGTCAGGAGTAACGGCAGCAGCGCGTCGAATTTTGAGCGTGTCAAACGACATCAGAGCAGCACCGCCAGCACCGTGGAAATACTTGAGTGCAAGCGAATACCGCTCGTTCTTGTGCATTTCAATGTTGAATCGCACCCACCCACCGTACCCACCCGCATGCACCTTGCATTTGGAAATCTGTGACATCCGCTCGCATGTGCGCTCAGTGATATCTGTTTCGCAATTCTTAAGAATCGCGGACTCATGGTTCCCACGACCAATGACTACAAAGTTCTTTGAGTACGGGGCGTAGAAGTCTGACGCGTACCGCACTAAGGAATCGAGATAGTCTGGAGCCATTGCATGCTCCTCACGAATACCCGCTTTGCTGCGCCGAGGATCGAACTTGCCTTCCATCGCGCAATGCAAATCACCGACATCAATAATGCCAGCGTTGCGGTCGCGCGCTTCGTTAAGGTGTTTGAGTTCGAGTTCATGGTCAGCGTGTGGGTTGTCGTGGTGGCGATCCCCGGACAGTAGGAACCACCATTCATTCGATTTCAGGCTGCAATCCAAATCGACAAGGTGTATGTTCCTCGACGCTGCCCGTACCTGAAACGGAATGTTTGCCATTAGAACTTATGCCCGTACTTTCCTTTGAGTAGCCATCCAGCACCGAAGGAAATTGCGGCTGCTGCCAATGCAAACCAAATCGACCCAAGCGTTGAAGAAAAATCTGCGAGCATTACTGTGTCTCCTTGTGTGCCGCCCGTGCCTCTTTGAAGGCCGCATCAAAGTATGGATCAGAGGCACGACGGGCAGCGATATATTCGCGAGCGTCCTCTGGTTTCGATGGGTCAAGCATACCTGCGGCAAGGTCTGCGTCCTGACGCTGTTTGCGAGGAAGCCAGCCCACGGCAATTCTTATCATTGTCCCAAGGCCTGTCTGCCACAGCAATACCACCACAGCCACTACAACGGCTGCTATGGCGATCCATGTCAACATTGACATCCAAGCAGGGGTCTTATCCTCAACGCCTCCTAGGGCAATGTGTATCCCTGCGGCAAGGGTGTCAATACGGGTCGCGCCTGTCACCACTACCGGGTCATTGATTGCCATGCCGTGGTCGGCAAGCAATTGAGCCTGGGTGCGGATCTCATTCGTGTTGTTGGCAATGCGGCTGACAGGCGAGCAACCTGCAAGCAGGAATGCCAGCGCAACGCGGTACATCAGGCGAACACCCGGTATGGTCATAGTGTTACCAAGTAGAAATTGCTACGCGCTTCCAAGTGTTGGTAGCCGTGCAGACATAGATGTAGTTGGTGTCGTGAACGATGTCCCCCTTGGTGCCTGTCGCTGTAGCAGAGGCTGGGGTCTTCTGAGTGGCAACCGATACGGTGTCACCTGTAATCAGCAACGAGCCAAACAGTTTGGTGGATGTTGTTGCAGTTACGCCGATGACAGTTGTGTTAGTTCCAAGCCCAACAGCACCTTTGCCGATGACGATTGAGTTAGTGTCACCGACAGCGGCAACATCGGATTCAAATCCAATGACTACATTGTTGCTGCCTGTAGTAAGCAAGTCACAAGCGTAGCCACCCAATGCCGTATTACCCGCGCCTGTTGTTACTGCACCAAGCGAGTGTGCGCCCACAGCAGTATTGTTGGTTGCTGTTGTGGCAGCATCCATAGCGTTACTACCGATTACAGTATTTCGGTGTCCTGAACAATTAGCACTTAGTGCCACATATCCGATTGCGGTACATCCGTATCCATTATTGCCATATCCTGCACTTGCTCCAATAGCAACTAAGAATTGACCGCCTACCTTATTTGCAGCACCTGCCGCAGAGCCGATAGCCGTAAGACCACCACCAAGATTGTTTGCACCGGCATTAAAACCAATTGCAATGCAGTTTGCGGCGTTGTTGGAAGTTCCTGCATTGCCACCTACAAAAACATTGTTTACGCCTGTGTTAGAAACTCCTGAACCGGGACCAATGGAAACTAGATTATTGGATTTATTTTGGTACGCCGCTTGATACCCAAACGCTAATACTGTGCTACCCGTGTTTACATCTGCCGCTTGAACACCAATAGCAGTAACAGATGTTCCCGTGTTGTTGCCAAGCGCAAGCCGACCGATTGCAATGTTGGTATCGAAGTCTCCCGCACCACGACCAATCTTGTGTCCGTTGATATAGGAGTCTTTAGCAACACCCACACCACCAGCAACAATGACTGCACCTGTGACAGACGATGTCGATGCGGTTGTGCTTGTCCCCGTAAGGACTCCGCTGAAAGCCCCAGTAGTTGAAGAGATACCGGCGGAGAATGTGTTGAGTCCCGTAAAGGTGTTTGTGCTAAGAGTTGCACTAGTAACCGAAGTACTTCTGCTAGATGCTGAAATTAAAGTTTGCAACGAAGACAAATAGTCTTGCTGTTTAGTACTTAATACTTTTGGTTTTTGTTGTAATCGTTTGTTTGTGGCCATTAGGCAAACACCCGGTATGGGATGGACGGCTCAGGGGTAAAGGTCGGCAAAGCCGTGACCTGTTCAGGGGTCAACTCGATCATGGCGCGGATGTTGGTGTGCCAACGGGTGTCACCGGGACTGAGGATGTTGCCCTCGCTGTCGGTCTTGGGTGGGATGGCACCGATGTGGTCAATGGAGATCCCTTCAGTAGGAACCACCATGACCTCCCCTTCGTGATCTGTGGTCTCCTGGGCAAGGCCAGCAGCGATGAGGATGTCTTCCATAGCGGACTCTGTGGGGGTGCGGAGCATATAGTCCATAGTGTTTAGGTTGTCAATGAGTCAAGTTCGTTAAGTGTGAATGCGCGAGGCCAATACTTAACCTTTGCAATTCTGACGGATGACGCAAATGCGGATTGAGTAAGCGTAAATGCCGCTACCCCGCTAATGTTCAGAGTTGAGACATCGCTGTAGTTGTTCTGTGTGGGCGAACCACTCGATGCAGAACTTTTAAGTGATTGACGCAGGAATGTGTTGCCGCCGCAAGACATTGCGTGTCGAAATCTGGTTGTTCCGGAAGGAATAGTCCATCCCGCTCCCACGGGCAATTCAAAAACGTATCCTGCATTAACTAAACCGCGATAACCCTGCGGCGCATCGCCTTGGCGGTACTGCCAACCGAAACGACTTCCTGCTGTGTTTGATGTGCTGAAGCCACCCATCGGGTAACTTGTTGTACCAACGTAAGTGACCGCTTGATCGACAAACAAGGTGCCTTCTGCTGTGTTGAAGTTTCCGCCAGCAGACCAACCAGCAAAGTCAGTTAGGTAGCACATATCCGCATTCCGCGTGACCTGACTTGCAACGGTGGCAACGTAACTTGATGCACCGCTACCGGCTTCCAGTTGTGCGCCCCAAATTTCAATTGCGTCTCCGCTTGTAACGACACGAAATCCGACACGCTGCGCAGCGGTTGTAGCCGCAAACGAGTACCGCACCCATGATGATGTAATCGCTTGTGTGGTGTAGGTTGAGCCGTTGTCGAGCGTGTATTGAATGTTGCCGGTGCCTGTAACTCTGCGTAGCCAAACACTCAACGTGCGAGAAGCCGAAGTCCCGATTGCGGCCGAACTAATGATAGTTCCATTACCCGCGCTTGCGGTAATTTGTAGCGCGGTCGCGTCATTGCGCGGGCTAGTGTTGTTGGTGCTTGTGCGCGTGAGGTTTGTATCAGCCCAATTGTTGTTGGTTCCGCCCGTTGTAGCAAATGTCTCACTAAAGTTGAGAAGATTTGTTGCTTGCCCCTCAATCAGCAACCCACGCAACGCAAGCGTTGCCGGGTCATAGTCAAAGCGCGCCTTGGTGGGATCGTTGGTAGCCGCTGCGCCCATCACTGTGACGTACCCGCTGCTGTTGATGTAAGTAGCAGTAGTACTTCGCGTAAATGTCAGCCTTGAGTCCAACACACCCGTAGTAAAATCAAGGTTCAGCGTAGAGCCATCGCCAAGACTATTCATTGTCAGCATGTCACCCATAGCACCGCGAGACATGGGACGGTGGAAGCGGCCGAGGAGACTTCGCATAGGTGTGCCTGTCGATCAGAGGAATGAATGGAAGGCGTTCAACGTGCCGCTGCTTGACTTGCATTGAATGGTGATGTAGCGGTGACCAATCGTGTCGATGACCGCGTGAGCAGCAGGAGTACCAAGGATGGCAGCAGTGCCTGGGCTGTACAGGTTCACGGTCGGTACGCCCGAAGCAGCAGTCAACCCGTGGAAGAAGTACTGAGCAGTACCCTCAAACGTCACGGTCGGGATGCTGCCTGACGTTGCGTTGTAAGCAGGGGTCAACTCGGCGAGCAGGTTGGGGACGTACAGATCCACGCCGCTTGCCTGAGTGTACACAGACCAACCAATGACGCGGATGCCAAGACCCGTCGCGTTGTTCGCCGTGTGGTACGGGGTCAACCGCAACAGGCTCGGCTTGTCGCCAGCACTTGACGGGATGAGGAAGGTCGTGCCTGTCGTTGCAGGGATGGTCAGGGTAGGGACAGCAGCCAAGTAGGCCGTGCCAGCCGCTGCTGAACTAATGCGGTACGAGGGCTGTTCGGTAGCGATAGTAATGTCAGTAGCCATAGTGTTCCTTTAGGTAAATGCGCGAATTAAGAAACTAGCAGCGAGGCTCATGCCGGCTCCAATAGCCGCTGACCAACCGAGCATGTAGCCGCGTGAGTATTCAAGAGATCGGATGCGCTCGTCGTGTTCCTTCAGAGCAGCCGAGTGTTGAGTGTGCATTGATAGCAACGAATCCACCTTGCCTTCTAGGCGACCAATGGCGAGAAACAGTTCTTCGTTGTGAGAGGAGGTCATGTGTGATTCTTTACGCTGATGCAATTGCTAATTCAAATCCGAATACACCGCCTAGGTTCTTGATCATTAACAGTCCGTGGCGTTGGCAAATTCTGGCAAAGTTTTAAGATACTCGTAGGCTTGCCTAAATACTGATTCGTTTGGATCATGCACAAATCCACAAACCATCCCAGATATTTTTAACCCATCTTTTGTATCAAAAATATCTACAACTAAATTCATTGTGTTTTTATTTCCACTTAATGAATTTACTTTGATGTATGCATTATTAAAATCTAAAGTTTTTCCAAGATACAAAACATGTTGTGTTTTAGATAAAGCCATTTTTCACCTTTATGAAATGTCGCAGATTGTGCAATACCAGTTGCTTCCTTGTTTTTTAGCAAACAATACATCACCACTCGTTGCAAGAAAATCAACTCCTACATTTCCTTTTAGCGATGACCCAGTAAAATCAAATGTTGTGTTTGCATCGTTTACCCTTACTGTTATTTCTTGTCCGTCAACTCCATTTGTAAAATCTGTTATGCTAGTAGCAACTGTGTTTGCAGTTACAAACTCAGTAACATATTGAACTGTTGGAGTTGCACTGTTAACAGTAAGCGTTACTTCCGGCTGGGAAATGATTATTGGTTGCGAATAATTTGTTAGGCCCGAAGTAAAATACAAACCCAATCTTCCAAATGTCACAAGATTTTTATGTCTTAGTGTCGTGTTGTAATTTGCAATATCAGCAGAATTAATTGCACCAGCATTGTAATTAACAAAGTTGCAATTTTGAACTAACCCAGTAATTGGTGTTGCCGTACTACGGATACAAAAGGGTGCAGTTCCACCAACAGGATTAAACGCTCTGCTTTGATTGATTATAGAAATATTGTCAATTAATACATTTGTTAAATCAGTTTGTAATGTTATTACTGCTTCACAAGTACCTGCTATTCTTGAAGCATCAAGGATAACTCCATTTTTAATTACTGTATTAGTTGATTTTCCTACACTCATGCAACCATTACTAGCAGTTAAAAGATTTGCATTGCTAAAATAAAATCCATCTAAAACAATATTTTTATGTGGTGATGCAGCAGAAGCATGACTCATTAAACTAAAGCAAGGCGAAAGACACCCATAAATAGATATGTTTGATAAACAAACATTTTCTACCCCAACTTCATTTGCGATTACTGCTGGTATGGAGATTAAGGCAGATGCTGTTGCAAACAAACTTGTAGTTTGATTTACAACTGTAAAATTATTAACCGTTATGTTTTTTACAACACCTAAATTATTTCCACCGACATATGTTGGAGATACAGCAGACATATATAATGCAATATTGTGACAATTATCAACCAATACATTGTTTATTGTTACTGTATCTACACCGTACAAACCTAAAGGAAATGCGGCCCCATACATTCCTCCAATAGTTTGTGAATTTGTAATTACAAGGTTTTTGGTATTTTTGAATAAATATATTGCGTGATCCAAATCAGTATCCGAACAGTTGTTCCACAAGCAATTATTTATAGTAATATTTGTTGTTTCTTCCCAATAAATACCCGAAATATTTACGCCATCAAATGTTGTGTTTTCAATTAAAATGTTCTTGTTTCCAGTTCCTAGTGTTGTTGAACCAGTACTTTGAAAATTTATTGGTTGATAAAAATCGTTACCGAAATAACAATTCTTAATTACAACATTTTCAACATCAGTTAAAAGTAAACCGTATCTAAAATTTGTAACTATGGTGGTAAGACTTCCAAAATAAGGAGCGGAACATTTTGGATTTTTCCCGGGAAAATCTGCCGTATTACAGTAAGAATCAAACGCTGCGTCGGAATTACCATATCTAGAAACAGTGTCATAACAAACAAACCTTAATCCATCAACAGTTAAATTGTCAACATTTGTTCCTGTAATAAAGCCAGTAGCATTAGATAAAGACGATCTAGCAGAACAAGCAATGGTTGCTCCATTAGAAATAATGCTAATACCATTTGTGTTTGATACAGACAAAGCACCAGTAGAACTAATTCGGTAACTATTGGCTGTTTTTGGAATTAGTAATGTTCCGCATCCAATTGAAACAAGTGAGGCTATTGCATTTTGAAATGCTGTCGTATCATCGGTCACCCCATCCCCTACCGCGCCAAAGTCATTGACACTGACCGTGTCACGCAACTTGGAAAGCACCGTTCGTGCGATAGATGATGCAGAAGAATTGCGGTATCCAACTAAACCAGCACCTGCGGCAGCAACCGTCGATACAGCCAAATCAGTGCGAAGCGCAGTATCCGTACCTGAGCCGGCTGAAACAATTGGCAAACCGTTTGCGTCAAATACCAAATACTTATTTGATCTTCCGGAAACTGGCGGCAACTCCATGTCAAGGCTCAAGCCGTCAGAGATCGGGATCTTGATAGACCGTGTCAACTCGTCAGCCATCTGCTGAATCTGAATCGTTGCCCGGTCAAGCGCGTCCGTGATGACTTCGGGGTAGAAGCCACCCTGATTGGTCAGGTCGGTCGGTTGCAGGTTCGCAATGTCCGAGGTGATCACCATCGTGAACCCGGTCGCCAGTACGGCGAGGAGCGTCACGTTGCCACCGGGGTTGCTGTCTTGGTCGGTGTTCAATGACACCGTGTAGTCGGTGTTCAGTATGAGCGTTGACTCAAGTCCTGTTGAAGAGTCAGCGCGAACAACCTGCAAGTTTGAAGCAGCAAATATCTTGAAAGCGAATGGAAATACGGTCGCTGTGCTTGTGCCTATAAACGGCCCAGCGATTCGTACTGTTGAACTAATCGTCATGGACTTGGCTCCTAAAGGTTGCTGAAAGAATATTCATTTGCATGTTCCATACGGGTACTATCACTTCTTCTTACTCTCTGCGCTTGGCACTCCGGTGATCAGTCCGCGCATGTAGTCAATTGCTCCGGTCGGCTCAATCTTCCCGCGCTCGACTTCCATTTGGTAACCGATTGGACGACCGAGGACAGACACGGGAACTCCGGTTGCATTCGTAATGAGTGTCAACACATCGCGCACGTTTCTGCCTTCAAGTTCTTTGTCATCAGATGCAAGGTTGACAATGGCTTTGCCAACACCAACAGTCGATGCCTCAAGCGAACCAACCGATGGGCTGCTTGTGATTCGGTCGTCGTACGTCTTATCGGTAAACCCTGCCGACAACGCGGTGTAGGCGGCTGACCCGAACGGAACCATTGCCGCTCCCGCCCGTACTTGGCTACCGAAGAACCAGTCAGCAACATCGTCAAGGTATCCATCGTCATCATTGTCCCACCCAGCACCAAGGGAACGAGCAATAGCGTCTGCCACCAAAGTCGGGGCAAGGAACCCAAGCATGTAGATTGACACCAACTTGCCCTTGTTGCCGCGCCAGCCAAGGTCGCGCAACACCTTGACATACTCGTCAGTATTCAGGTTGGCAAGCATGTTGAAGTAACCCGTGAATTGCACAAAGGTCTTGTAGAACGGCGAGCCAACCTCAAAGGCTGCAACGTCCTCTGCCGACATGCTTCCCTGCGTCGAACGGACGGCAGCGTCAGCCTGTTGGATAGCCTCAGCCTGTGCCTCGCTGTCAGAAAGAGTAGTACGAATTTCTGACAGCACTTGGTTGTACTTGCCGTTCCAAGTCACGATGTCAACAAAGTTTTGAAACGCTGACTGTAGGAAGTAACCGTGATGCTGCGACCACTTCTGAATCTTGTCGAACTTGTTGGGGTTCAACAGCAGGTCGTTCATTTGATCTTGAATCTCAAAGATTTGCGAGTGCATGCGCTCGTTCATAAACGGAGACAATCCGGCAATTGCCTCGGCGGTCTTTCGTGGACTTGCAAGGTAAGTAAGCAGCGAGTCCTTCAACGCGCCTTTCGACACCTTGAGCGCAGATGGGAACAACCCGGTCACCTGCTGCAATGCGTTTCGCAGGTTAGCAAACATAATTGCCATGCCTGTGCGCGAGCGCAAAACGCGCCAAAATTTGTCAACGGCCTTATTTCTACCAGGCTCGTTTGTTGACTGACGGGCGGTTCGGTTCAGCCAAGGCAGCAACATGAACTCGACAACGGTCGGGTCAATGCGGCTTAACTTGTCAGCGAACCCACGGTTGTTGACAATGCGTAGCGCGTCCTTGATAGCCGGCTGGATGTTGGCAAACCGCAACACATCATCAATGTGCTTCGCCATCAACCGTACGTCGAGGCTCAGTGGCTTGTTGTACTCAACGCGACTCTTGGTGAATCCCATGCCTGTACTTGGCATAGATGACCGGAAATCTGCGTCGAGTTCCTCGGCCTTTGCCTGACGCTGCGCGTCACGAACAATTGCCGCGTCCGTCTTTGCAGGAACGTACCCACCTCGGTATGTGCCGAACGTGTTTGTGAACTGCGTTGCTTCAACTTCCTTGAAGTAGTAGCCGTACAGGTCGCGGTGCGCCTTCTGCGCGATTGGCTTTATTTCCTCGTTGAGATCCCACACCGATTGCAGGAAGTCAAAGTCATTCTTTGTCAACACGCCCTCGGCAATCATCCGCTGAACAAACGAGTCCCAACGTGCTGTTTCAAGCGTTCCGTCACTGTTAAGTGACCCCCACCCACGACCAACTAGCAACTTCTTGTAGTTACTCTCGTTACCAGTGTGCAACATTGCGCCGAGCAGTTCAGCCTTACCAATGCCGCCGTTACCAACGCCGAACGTGTAATCGATTTCCGGTGATGTGATCTTGCCAACGGGCAGGTCAAGTGTGCTAACAAGGTCAACGAACCGCTTGACGTAGTTGTTGCGGTCTACTCGGTACGCGTTGACAGCGTCCTTTACAGGCCGATAGATGTATTTGGTAAACGCACCAACGCCACCAGCACCGTCCGTTGCGTCTGCCCAGTTCTCGACTCGGCGCAGCAATGCCTTTGCGCTGTACAGATGGGCAGCAAACTTCTGCTTGGTTGTCAGTGCGCTCTTCTCGCCTGGTACGGTTGTTGGTACGCCAATCTCATTGAGTCGTGCGTCAAGTTCTGACAACACACCATCAAGCGCAATCTTCTTGCCGGCAACGGTGATCTGCTTGTCGCGTCGTGACTGCGCCCACAAAGCGTCAACGACATCGCGCAACATGCGGAAATCGTCCATTGACATCTGTGTGTAGTCCTGAACACCCGTACTTGCCTGACTGATCAGCGGTTCAATCTCTGCGTACAACTCAGGGTTGTATGCCTCAAGTTTCCTAATGTAGTCGGCAGGGTTCTTGCCAACCTTCCCAAACCCGTAGTACGACAGGATTGCCCGTGCAGCGTCAACCAAGTCCATGTTGCGCGATTTGGCAATCTTCTCGTCAGAACCGAAGAACTTCCGGAAGTCCTTGACAGCGGTGTCAACTTCCTCAAGGGACGAGGTCGCTTCCTTGACCAATTGGTTCTGCAAGACCTGCGCTTGCTTCGCACGAATGATGACCTGCTCCGGAGTCCGGTCGCCGTACTTTGCCTTGTACGCGTCAGCCTTGCCCTGTGCCTTCGTAGAGGCATCAGCAGCCTTGCTAGTGGCTTCGGCAACAGCGGTAGCCTCATCGACCCCCTTGGCGATCTGCTCGTTGTAGACCCGCGTGTAGGTCGATTTGGAGGCAGCGTCAGGGGTCTGTCTGTCTTTGTACGCCTCGGCAGCGTCACGGGAGGCTCGCGCCTCGGCAGCGGCGTACTCGCCTGGGGAGATATCGTCGATCTTCTTTGCGCCAACGATCTGCCGCGCTGCTGCCTTGGCAGCGTCAATCATCACACGGACAGGCTGGGTTGCCTTGGCAATGAAACGCGCCTCAACGGCAACAAACCGCTCACGGGCTTCGTTGTGGATCGCAGCCTGTACAGCAGCCTCCCTTGCTTCGGGGGTGTTCATCTTGCCGTACTCGTCCATCATGCGCTTGTCGAGTCGAGCGGCAATCTCTTCCTTTGCCGGCTTGGCGGTCAGCAGGGCAAGCACCAATTCGTCGCCACTCACAAAGCCAACGATCTCGGCGACCATGTCAGGTGGGATGCCATCCTCAGACACCATCCCGTACTTGCCGTACCCAAGTTTGGCAATCTCCTCGGACGGCAGCATCTTCTTGACAGCCTCAAGGTTCAACTTGAACTTGTCGTTGAACTGCACCAGTTCGCCGTTCTTGGCGCGACCCTGTCCGGTCTTTAGGATTGACATCGCCATGTACAGCGGCTCGGCCATCACCTCGGCTTCGATTTCCTCACGCATCTGCTTGCGGATCGTGTCATGCTTTGACTGCATGTTTTTGAGCAATCGCGAACGGGCGTTTGACAGCCACTCCATCTGACGCAGACTTGCCTTGGTCAGATCGGTGACCGCTTGGTCGTGCGCCTCTTCAATCATCGCCTGGTACGCAGCCCAACGTGCGTCATCCATCCCTGACTCTGCTTGAGTTTGGAACTGCGGCTTCATTTCATTGACAGCCTCCGCTCGCTTGATCTGCGCTTCGCTTGCAAGCATTCGACCCATGACCCCACGGATTTCGTCGGTCAGGATCGGCAGGTCTTCGCCAAACTCGCGACGGTAGATGTCGTTCAGTTCGGTGGAAATAGAGGTGTACACACGGCGCAACCACTTGGAGAAACGCTCAAACAGACCCTGCATCTCAATGCTCGGAGCCTTGCCTTCAAAGAGGTAAATCTCAAAGTTGTAAGCAAACTGCTCTTGGTACTTACGTTGCTCCTCAAACGTCATGGCGTTCCAAGCAGCAATGTCTTTGACACCAAACGAGTCAAGGAGAATCTGCACATCGGCGGCGATACGCGCTGGCGCACCTGGGCGACTTGCAATGTCTGTGTAAACGCTGAAGAAGAAGTGCGACGATTCATGCAGGAAGGTTGACAGGTCAGCCTTCGTGTTGAGCGTGGTCAGCAGACGAGTTGGATCGAATGACCCACGGCGACCTGGGGACGGGGCGGCTTGGAACAACGGTAGGCCTTGACCAACCTTTTCAATGAAAGCAGCAGTGACATCAAATGACGGCTGAGTATCAAACCCGCCGACATCGCCATAGATAAACCCGCGAGTCAAGTCACCATCTAAACTATCAAGCAACTTTTGCAAATCGGTTTCATTGCGAATTAAAGATTCTTGTCCGTTCTTATCAACGGCGTAAATTTCTGCACCGCGAGCAATTGCCTTACGGACAACATCAGTATTCCACGGTTGTTCCGCGTTGCTTGATGCATCGCCTGACATGTTTATCTTGGCAATTCCTAACTTCTCCCCGCCATACTTCTTGAGCAATTTGTTCATTGCCGATGGCAACACATCGTCATAGAACTTCCGCATTCCCTCGCCACCAATTTTAATATCTTCAGATTTGATGGTGTTGATTTGATCAGGGAAAGCGTCAGCCTGTTGTATAAGGTCAGCACCGCCTGATTTTCCAAACAACTCTTCGATTCTTTCAGCAGTTACAGATTTCTCTGCCTTTAACTCTTTGCCATCCTTAATGGCTTTGTAGTTGTAAGTGCCGTCATCGTTTCGATCAATTTCAACTTCATCAACGGCTTCAGTTAAAGCATCTTTGTATCTTGTTACGCTTTGATCTCCGTCAACAAACGCAACGCGGTCATAGCCGCCGTTGATTGCCTCAAGCATGACATGCTTTAGTCCAAGGTTGAGCCAGCCGTCTGTAGTTTCAACAAATGGGGCTTTAGCAATATTGATAGACCCATACGCAGCGTATTGCAAATTTTCAACAACAGTTCGTTGCGCCTCTGCCTGTTCATATAACAGAACCGCACGGTCTTGATCAATAAGGCTAATTGCACTGTATTCCTGAGTCAATTCATCTAACTTTTTTTGCTCAATTGGCAGTGATGCCAGTGCGGCAGAACGACCACGAGCATCTTCAAATCCAACCTTTTTCCCTTGTTGACCCCAATCACTTTGCACTTCTTCAACAAACAACACGCGCTTGCCATCGGCATCGGTGCGGTCGTTCATGCGAAGGTGGACAAGAACATTGCTTTCGTCCCAGTGCGAAGACATGAACGGCTTTACTTCGGGCGCACTTGGAATGCGATACAACGCGTTTGCTTCAGCGTCGCGTTTATCTTCTAATTTATCTCTTTCATTTTTGAGCAAATTGATTGCTTTGCTAACTACCGATATTTCTTCATCAGCCCATTGAGGCCCTCGGTATTCCTTGAGTTCAGTTTCAATTTCTGCAAGTCGTGGAGCGTATTTGTCAAACACAACTTGACGAGCAGCAAGGCCTTCCTTTGACATTGCAGGAGCCGGTGGCGCAAACCCAACAGGCAACGTAACTAGAATTTCGCGATAGTTCTCGCCGCCTGGAAGCACATACCGCGAATACTTAGTTTCAACACCACCACTTTTGGCGGCATCACGAATGTACTCATCAAGGTCAGTTCCAAACTCAAATTCTAATTCTTTGTTGATTGGAACAGCCGCTTCAGCGATTTGACCACGCGACGCGTTTGCTTCTACCAATTTACGGTAAGTGTCAAATTCAGTTTGTAATGACCCACCAAGTGCCGCTTCGGCGTCGTAGGATCCTTTAATTGCAGCGGCTTTCACCATGTCGCCACGATCACCAAGCGTGACAGTCTCAACCTTTACCCCGTTGTTCTTCAGGAATTCGCTCACCGTTTCCTTGGTGATCTTCCCTTCCTGCATGTCAAGGTATTCAACAAGGCCGCTCCACTCAACCTCGCTTTGCTTGACGATGCCCTTGTTGACCCAGCCCTTGATCTGTTCTTTCCAACCGCTGGCAACAAGCGACTTGGCGGTGACATCGCCTACGGCCCTGTCTAGCGCGGAGTAGGTGGTTGCAGATACAGTAGCGGCTTGTTCAAGAATGCTTGGAGCAGTCTTACTAAACGTACCTACGTTTTCACCCGCTGATTTTATTTGAGTCGGAGTAAAAGCAATCGCATTAAACGAGCCATCTTTGTCTCGCAAAATCACGCCGTCATATCCATCTCGAATCAATTCCGCAAATGATTTTTTGTCGTATTCATTCCACCCAGCAGGATTCTTTATGGATGCAAACAATTCCATAATGACACCACTACCAGCAGCACCAACTTCTCCACTCTCAATTGCCGCTTTGTCAGACGCAACCCAAAACACCCCTTGCGCACCTTTTTTCATGTTCACTTTTGTGAACTTCTTATCTGTGCCGTGGTAAACCATTACTGGCTTACCTTCAGCATCAACAGTCTTGCTATCGCCAAACCATTCTGTAAAGTTCTGCCACACAATTGATCCATCCGGTGCAGTGCGGTTGCCAAACTTCTCTTTTGCCCATGTAACTACTTCGGGACGTTGACTTGCCTCGTCAAACTCAGTCTGTTCGCCAAGTCCTAAATCAACGCGTGAGGCTTGCTCAAGCGAGGCGGCTGCTGGTGCTGCCTGTCCTTCCCCACGCGTTGCCATGCCGTACTGAATGTCAAACTGATCAGGTGTCATGTTCAACGACTGAGCGTTAACCACAGCAAACGCAACGTGAGCAGCGGCCATTGCCTTTGCCTCAAGTTCCGTGTACTTGCCTACCGCCATGATCTCAGACACAACGCGGTTCTCTACTACCTTTGCGCTTTCGGCAAGGATCTCGTCGCTTGCGGTCATTTCCTCTGACAACTTAACCAACTCAGCGACGCGAGTGTCTCTCGACTTCACATACTCGTTGTTGTCATTGATTGACATGTCATCCGGGTTCAAACGCATGTCACTCTGCAAGTCCTGACCAAATGCCGTGTCTACCAACCGAGCCGCGTACACGCTCGTAGGGATGGTGACATCAACGCCGCTGTTAGCACCAATTGCTTGCAACTGCTTGTACAGGTCAGGCAGCAGGAACTGCAACTGCTCTTGGTTGATCCCGTTCCTGACCATTGCACCGCGCACCTTGTCAACGTCAACGAAGATCGTTTCTGCGCCGGTTCCCTTTGCTCGCTCTGCAAACCAGGCTTGGTAGGAGTTCGGGTTGCGCTCGCGCACTTTTGAGGTTGCAGCGTCCTTGCCGATGTCCTTGAAGAATTGCTTGGTCTTGTTGGCCTTACGCGCACGTTTCGCGTCAAGCGCAAAGTTCGCACCTGGCATGATGAACCCCATCACTGCCATGCCCTTTGCTACTGTTTCAAAGGTTTCAAGAAGGCGATTGGCAACCTCCATTCGACCTTCCGGTGTTGTCATCTTTGCTTGAAATTCAGGGTCTGTTTCGTACTTTGCAAACTCTTCGGCGGTGATGTTGGTGACTTCTTGCACAACTTCGGTCACGCTTTCAACGCCAATGCCCATAGTCCACTCTTTGATGAACTTGCCAACAGCGTTCTTAATGCCCGGAACCTGCACAAGCGAACTGACTACCTGTTCTTGCACCGTTGACTTGATCAGCGACTTTGCCCTGCTAGTGAAGAACTTCAGGGGAATCATTTCAAGCGCGGCGTTGATTGTGCCAACAATGGTTGCTGCCGTACGCGCCGTGTCTTCGGGAATGTCTTGTTCAAGCAAATCAATGAACGACGATCCTGACTCAATTTCAAACGATTGCACAGCAGAGGCTGACAAGAACCCCAACTCAGCACCGGCAATCATGCCTGGTACTAGACCAATGCCGCCCGAAGGCAGACCAAGAATTGCACCGCCGGCAACCGCTCCAACACCCGCCATCTCAATTTGTTGTGGCAAGCCGGATTCCATCTGCCCTTCAAGCGCACCAAAACTCTCAGCAAACCCACCACTGCCGCGCAACTTCTGCATTTCGGCAATTTGCCGTCTTGCTTCTGCTCGGTCGGTTTCAAGAAGCGGCTTGCCAAGATAAAAGTCTTGAAGCATCTTCCCGCCAAGTCTTCCAAGTTTTGTTGTCGCGTATCCGTACTCACGACCAGCCAAGAACTCGTTCTTGACTCCCATTACCGAGTCAAGCATCGACCCAGTGGATTGCAAGTTTTCAACGTCATCAAGCGCAATGGCTGCAAAGTTCTGATCGGACAGCATCTTTGCAAGAATGGGGTCAGCCCTCATCAAGTCCAATTGACCAATGCGGTCAACGGCAGCGCGTTCCTGAAGCGTCTTCATGTTGCGTGATGCAATGTCTGCACCAACGCCTGTCTCGTACCCAAGACGCTGCGCTGCGGCCGCTTCGTCCGGGTTGCCGGCTGCTGCCTTGAAAATCGCCAAGTTCATGGCGTTGGTTTGGTCGGCAACGCGCTGGCGCGTCTGCCTATCAATCTTGTCAGCAAAGTCATCGCCCGACGGAACAAAGTCAACCTGCTGCGCCATTGTGTTTGGCAACGCGGCAGATCCGGAACTGTTCAATGCATCAATAGGATTTTGTGATGGTGCGTACTTAAAACTTGGATCGGTAATATCTTTGTCCATCATTTAGTTCCTATTTTACGCAATGTTTTCCATGCCGCTTCAAATTGACTAGGAGTCGGATTCTTGATGCCCTCGGATTGCAAGTACCTGTTGACTGCCGCTCGTCGTGCAGGATTAAGCGTCACCATTTGACCTTCCAATTCAGAAGGCGTGTAAATAGCAGCCGGCATAGGCTTGCTATCCCAAATCCAACCCGGCTTAACTACGGTGTCAGCCATTGTTGCGTCAATGATCATTCGCTTTTGGTCGCGATCTAACTTCTTGCCTGTATCTGATTGCATTTCGTAAATCTTATTTTCAATATTGACGCGCATTTGCAAGTTTTGTTCAGGTGTCAACTTAAAGCCACTAGCAGCAAGTGTTGCATTGACTAGGTCAGCATCAACTGTTGCTTCAATAAGTTTGCCGCTGCCAACTTGGTCGAGTAGTTTAATAAATGTTTCGTTGGTCAACTTTGACTTGTTGTCAAACACAAATTGGCGAGTAAGAATTCTTGGGTTTTCAGCAATTTGAAGCATGATGTCCATGTCATTTGCTTTGCGCTTGTATCCAATGACATCAGACTGTTGGGCTGGTGTGAGAGCGGCAAACAATGCCGGATCAATAGCATTTGGATCTGTCAGTTGCGCCCGTGTAACTGCCTCAACAACGCGCTGGTTCTCTTGCGCTGCCATTGCGCGGTCTTGCGAATACCGCTGACTGATTCGCTGCTTGACAGCATCCCTAATCTCGCGTCGATCAATTGACCCTGCAATAGCCAGTGCCTCTTGTTCGGTTTGCGGCCGTCGAGTGGCATCCCTGTTCATGGTTGGGTCAAGGGAGTTGACGTTACGAATGTCAATTGGTTCACCATTACGAACGATTCGATATGACACCGGGGTGTCCTTGGCAAAGGAACCAATTGCTTCGCCTCGCTTTAATCGTTGACCCTCAAATAACTCGGTGTCGCTAACACCTTCAAGAAACACCTCTGACCCGTCATCCATTCTGATCACGGTTTCCTTGCCATCCCTGCCAATGACAATGCCGTCCGACGGGCTGACAACAGGAGTGTCAACCTCAGCAGTAATTGACACGCCAACAGGAAGCGTTTCGCCATCCTTGCCAGGTCGAGTGACAAGGGTAATTGCCCCACCCTTTACAGGCGATTCAAAGTTTGCTGTTCCGGCAGGTGTGTCAAGCGTCCCGCGTTCGTAGATGCTGTCGGCAATCTCGCTTGTCATCTGTCGGTCGCGGTTTGCTGAAACTGATGTCAACAGGCTTTGCGCTGCTTTCTCGTCAATGAGGCCGTTCTCTTTCTGACTAACAACGTAATCAAGCGCGGCCTTGTATTCGTCATTGAGCATAAGCCGATTGACAACGCCACCTGTGATAGCAGTAGTTACGCCGCGCTCCATCTCAAGCATCTGAAACGAGTTCAATGGGATGCCAACGCTCTTGGCGTATTCCCGCGTTTCATTGATTGCAGTCATTGCGCTCGCGTTGAACGCGCCAGTTGGCTGACCGTCTTGGTCAACCTGACCGCGTGATTGGTACTCGTTGACGGCGTTACTGATGTAGTTGACTGCGCGAGCCTGTGACTCGTTTGTAGCAAACCGAAATGCTTCTTTGCTCTTGTGGTCAAGCATCTGCCCACGGAACTGAGCCATGTTCCGGGAAGTGGCTTGCATGAACATCGCCTTCTGCGTGTCATTGCCAAGTCCATCCATCACCGCGTTTGCAGACGCTGACAGCGCGTCTTGTGTTGCCTGATACTTGGTGTCGGCATCTTTGCCGTACGAGTTGAAATAACCATTCTGACCGCGCAGCACGTCTTGCGCCTGTGTCAACCACTGTGTCTCAGCCTGTTTGGCGTTGCCGTCATTCAGGTTGTCCTGCATGATCGCGCCAATGCGGTACTCCACATTGCCGGCTTGCACCAATGCGTTGCCAAGTTCGACCGCTTGACCCGCTGCTAGGTTCTGTGCTGGCTGACCGGGCGTTGCCTCAAACGGTGCGACACCCGCTTGTGATGAAATGTCGGCTTGTGGCACAAACGATGTTGGGACTGTTGGCATGGTGTTTAATCCCGTGGATTTCGACGGGTTTGCGGTTTTTATCAGAATCTGCGCTGTGACTGCGCTGCAATAAGTTCATCCATACGACGCTGTGTAGCCCACGTTGACCCGATACTTGAGGCACTACCAAGCAGACTGCTAAACGAACTGGAGTACGGGCTGATTGTGCCAGCGGTAGCCATGAGGTTGTTCGCGCTTGTACCCGCGATCACACCTTGGTTGATGTAGTTGATCCGCTGCGCTCGCGCTGCCTCAGCCTGACGTACGGCGTTAGAACTGATGGTCAACTTGTCAATTTCCTTGATCAAGTCCATGCTTGCGGTGACCTCACGCGCACTGCCGACACCACCCTGAATTCCTCTCGCTGCCATTGACGCGGTAGCGGATGCGCGGCGTTGACCTGCACCCATCGTGTACTGACCGATTGCCCGTTCGCCGGCGAGAAGCGACTGCTGCGCTTGCATCTCAGCACCGCGAGCGTTAATCGCTGACATCTGCGCCTGAAACCGTTGGTTCTGCGCTTGCATCTTGAGTTGCGTCTTCTGACTGTCAGCGGCGTAGAACGAACCGATTGCGCTGTTGACAGCACCGAACACCGACATGATCGAACCGCCCATCATCAGTGCTTCGCCGCTCGTCCAACTTGTGCCGGCTGCACCGCCAACGGCAGGAAGCGTTGATCCACCCGCGCTGTACCCGGCAGGGGTTGCCGACGAACCAAGGATGTTCATCAGGCTGCTTGACGATGCTGCGTATGCAAATGAACTCATGTCTTTCTCCTGTTAACTGCCGACAACAATCTCTGTGGTAATGCCGACAATGGTCAGCGGGAGCGGGTCGCTCTGCCGAATGTAGATTTGACCGGACTGCGCCCATGTCGGGGTCATAGCAACGCTGACTTCATCGGACTTCAGGGCTGGCGGTGAACCGTACGGCTCGGTAATGCGTTGCTTGACTTCTGTCAACTTGTTTGCGTCAGGCCCGACAAATACACCCGACGATTGGAACACCCGAATCCATGCCTGATTGACGTTCTTCACGCGCCCCTGCGCAAATGCGTCAATGTTCAATGCCACCGGCAGGGTCTGTAGGTCGCTTTGGTACGGCAGACCAACGTGAACCACTACCGATGCACGTTCAAGGACTGCTACCCCTCCGGTCACCACTACCTGCGGCATCACTGCCCCGTCGGCAAGGATGCTGACCGTCTTACCCTCAAGGTGCGACAGTCCGCTGACCGTGTCCCGTGCAAATGCCCACACAGCGGTCGGAGTTGCCCTGAGAGCGACCGGAATGACCTTGTCCACCTTGGCTGTTGCCACAGTCGCGGAACTCGTAGCGAGGATCTTGAGGCGGTAGGAAGCACCTGTGGAATCTGTCAACACAATGGCATCGTTGACATCGGTGGTTCCGGGGTACACGAACAGGCTTGAGGAGGCGGTAATTGTCAGTACGTCTGCCGGCCCCCAGGTCGTGCCACCCGTCACCGTAACAGTTGTCGCGGTCGAGTTTGTGCCGTTAAACGTCGATCCCGCATCCACAAAGAAGCAGTCTTTGAGCAGGTTGACCTGCCGAGTTGCCATCCGCTCAACGTATCGCACCGAGTTGCCGTTGATAGTGCGTCGAACAATGACGTACAGGGAATCCTCGTTGCCTTCTGCGACAACGGTGCAGGACTCAAACACGCCGTCGGTGTCGTGCTGATGCCATGCACCGATCTGCTGTTCAGGGACATAGGTCAGCCCAAGCAGTTTGCCTGTCGTTGACACAAACCACAAGAGTGGCTGCGGCGACTTGGCGTAGCACATGTCAACAATGTTGAAGTTGTCGAACAGGTGTGCAGCGCGGATCGACAGGTCGCCAGTGATGAACCCGTTCGACTGCCATGAGTAGCCGAGTTCGCGAACGTGACCGCCTCTTGCAGCGCAGTACACCATGCTGTTGTTGATGATCTCAGGCTGCACGTTGCTTGCGCCAACGTACGACTGCGGACGCACAGACACCGTGGTTGGTGTGATCGCATCGCTGTTCACCGGGCTGACGCGCCATTCCGCTGCGCTGGTCAGGAGGATCAACTGTGTCAACGGGATGACATGACGGATGGTGTTTGCTTCTCGCGCTGCGACACGGAAGTTGATTCGGTCATCGTCCTTGACAGGAAGCGAGTACGACATGTCGCTTTCGGTTCCTGAGCGCGTCATCCACATGCTTTGTGGCTCGTTTGTTGTGCCGGCAAACACCCGACGCTGCTCGAAATAACTCACGGCTTGTGGGTAGTTCCCTGCCGACATAAACACCGGGTCAACGATGGGAGGCGTGATTCCCATGTCAGGCGCAATGTTGTTGTCAGTAAACGAATTGGTATCGGATTGTCCGATATAACCATACAAACCATTTTGCTTCTTATAGATGTTGTATCGCAATGCCCCTGACACAGCCGTCCATGTCAAATCATTCGACGCGCCCGTCACATTCAAGTTATTGAATACTGTCCCCGAAGGACTAGCAACACTTTCGTCAAACCCGTTTGTTGCAATAGATGTAATGACATAGAAGTTGTCAAGTTCTTGCGACTGGTTGGCGTACTGAATACTTCCACCACTTGTGTAAATACCAACAGGTGGATTAGTGCTATCAAAGTGTTCACCTGTCGTGTAAGACTGCACTTCTAATTTATCGCCAGGCGTGTTCTTATGGACAATCCAAAATCCATTTGCCTCTGTCATTCCAAGAACACCGCTAATTTCAACCGGATCTCCAAGAGCCAAATTGTGGTCGGCAACTGTTTCAATCACCGCAATTGCGGCGTTTGTAATACTCAAAATGTTGATGGATCGACCGCGATTAGCAGTTACCGTTGGCGCAGCAGGTGCTGCAACTGGCGACACAAATAAGATCGTTGACAGCGTCCACGTTGTTGCACTAAGCCGGCGCAACTCGCGTGGTGCGTAGTTTGGGTGGACGATGGTCAGCACATCGGCAGACTGCACATAGTGCAAGTCGAACAGGTCAGCCTCTGCGTACGGGGTAGGGATCTCGTATGCGGCTGAAGGAATCAGATACCAATACGTTGCATTGGTTGGCAGATTGCCTGTTGACGCAAGGATGCAGTAATAGTTTGACCCACCGGAACTTACAAGATCGCCCAAAGAATAAACTTGGTTTGTCGTAATTGTTCCAGCACCAGTACTTGTAATATCAATTGCCGCTCCACCAACAGTCAAAGAGAATTGAAATGTGTTTGTGGTTGCGCCAACAACATAATAAGTTGTGAGGGCAGACAAACCTGCTGGAATTGTTGTTGTGGCTGCAATTTGGATTGGTGTTCCGTTTGCATAGCCGTGCGCGTTGCTTGTCACAGTTTCTGTGGCAATATCAACAGCCGTAATGGTCTTTGTTGTGCTGAATGCGCTTGGAGTGCCAACCAACAGCGTCGCACCCTGCGTGTGGAAGCGGATGTACCCATCACCAAGTTCAAGCACCATCGTTTGCGTTGTGCTGTAGGTGAACGGGATCAGTCGAGTTCGCTTTGCGCTGTTCTTGACCTCTCGCACAAACGCTGTTCCGGGTCGGTTCTCTGCCGGGCCTTGCGGCATGGCAATGAAGTTCCGCAACTTTGCCGCCCCAGTTTGGAACTTGACATCGTCAATGCGTCCAAACATCTCAGGCGACAACTCGCCGCCGGCAAACGAACGGAAGAAGGTGCGTGTCATCGGCATGTTTATCTTCCTGCTGACCAGGGAACGATGTGTTCCACCTTGATGTTTCGCATGTTTGAGTCACTTGTTCGCGCCTGAGACAGATACCCAGCCATCATCTGTAGGCATCGCTTCGCTTCACCTGACCCGGTGTCGCCCTTGATGATCGGCCCTGCAAGCATTGATGCCAAGTGCCAAGACAACGTCATCACGAACAGCGGCGTGAATTTGGTTGGGTCAGACACAAGGGACTGATACCGGAGCATTGCGCTCGCCTGGTTGGTGTAGATCACACCCGCACCAAGGGTGTCAGCCTCAACGGCGTACGGCTGCGGGACGTACTGACCTGCCGCAATGAGCGGCGAGTAGTTGTGTCCAAATGACGGGCTGTCGGTAGGGACGAACTGCGTCGCGTAGTCGTTGGCAGCGTCAGGGGGCAGCACACTGACAATGGTCACGCAGTCACCAGGCACTGCGTATGCGTACTCCCACTCCGGCCACACGTTGGTTACCTGTGCAAGATTGACACGCTTAGAACCGAAGTTCCAGTTGTGCATTTGCAGCAGGGAGTCGCGAGCAATGGGGTAGAAACGGGCGCACAAACCTGCCTGAAACGATGCTTCAGGTGGGTCAATGCTTGAGACTGTCGCCTCATCCCCGATGTGTGATAGTGCTAGGTTGCAAATATCGACTTCTGAACTCAATGTGCGACCTCCTAGAAACAAGGGGGAGCCGTGGTTTCCCAGCGACTCCCCCCATGCGGCAAATCAAATCAAAGGTTCAACCCTCGTCAACGTCCGCTTCATCATCCGAAGACTTACGCTTGCCCTTGGCTTTCCACTTCCTTCCGGAAGCATCAACCGTTGGCTCGCCGTTACCTGTGCCTGTCACTAATTCGACACAGTCATTTGAATCTCCGTTGTACTCAAAGACATCACCTTCCTCGCGGACGGAATTGTCGATGTAGCACTTAACTTTGGCGCGATACATTGGCATGGTTGAATCCTAATTACGCAACGGTGAATCCGGAGGCGTAGAACTTCTTGCCGTCCTGCGGAGTGAGCGTGATGTAGCCACAGTAGGAACCGGCAGATGCCGTTCCAATGACGATGTAGCGCAGTCCGAGATACCGAGCAGCCTTGGACGATTCCGTGGTTGCGTTGTATCGAAGAACCGGATTCACGGAAATCGTGTGTACCGAACCAGCGGTCAGCGCAGCAATTGGAATTGCTCCGGTTGAGCCGCCAACAATGACGCCAGTGGTCAATGCAGAGTCGGTTGCGTAAATCGCATCCCACTGCACCGAGGTAGCACCAGTAACAGCAGCGATAACGTGGATCATGAAGAACAATTCCTGTCCTTCACCGACATCGCGAGCAATACCCAAGTCAATCGCGTCGGTTGACACGGCGGTTGCAGCCGCACCAGTCCCGAGTGCGAGTCCGGTCATCGAACCAGTTGCGGGAACTGTTCCTGCAACAACTGAGAGTTGATCAATCATCATTTTGGTAATTCCTTTCTAGGAAGTAAATTTAGGAGACAACGGCTTCGGTGTTCAACAGGCAGTCAACGCGACGGATCGGAATACCCTGGAACGACAGGTAATTACGAGCAGTACCGAACTGCGACAGTGCTGGCTGAACGGCCAACGCAGCCTGTGAACGGTCAAGGGACTGAACTGCCAAACCGCTGTGAACGGTACGGTTCATGTAGAACGCTGCACGACCCGAATCAAGGTTCGGAATCTTGTACATCGCACGCATCATCAACTTGGTCAGTTGGAATGCGTTAGTAGCGGCTTGCGTACCAGTGCCACCAATAAGGTCAGCAACAAGAATGTTTGGGATGCGGACAACGTAACGCCAGTCTTTCACAACAAGACCGCTCTTCCACTGGTAGCGGGTTGCGTAGGCTTGCATGCGGTTCGCACCGTCATACACAGTCTGCTCGCCGAGGTCTTCGTGAAGAAGTCCTGCCTTGGAACCCTTAGGAAACGGGCAGTACACGGTGTTGTCGCCCCACACAACGAGGTACACCGAGGTGTTGAGCGAACCGGACGATGCACCACCGGGGATGATGTTCGTTCCGTTGCCAGCCGAGGTGGACGAGTAACGAGTGGCAAGACCAAGGAACTGCTTTGGGTCGGTGGCAGGGTTGCCGTAGAACATAGTTTGCGCTTGGGTCTGATTCATCGCCTCAAGGAACGCGGTGTCTTCGGACAAACGGAACTGAGCCGTGTTGCCGTTGAGCATTGCGAGATCCTTGTCAACTTCGGAGCGAGCCTCAAGCATGCCGCATGCTTCGTCAACCTGTGCGGTCGATGACTTGCTGTTCGGGATGCCTTGGTTGAGGGAACGCCAGTACGCGGTTGGAAGACCCGTACGAATGACAACGCGGTCGCCGGTTGGCAGATTGCCTTCCTTGTACACGCAGTCTTCGAGGATCTCGTTGGATTGCGAGAGGAGTTCAGCCACGAGTGCGACGCGTCCATCCGGATCGGTGCGCTTTGCCCAATCGGCAAGAGTCAAATTTGAGTTACTGTTTGCGATTACTGCCATGAGAGTGTTTCCTTATGAATTAGGACTGTTTGGGATAAAGGAAGGCTGCTTGGCTGGCGAAGTCTCGCGGCCGTCCCTGTGATGGGGCTGCACCGTTTGCCTGTCCAACGTAGCGGTCTTCGGAAATTGACTTACCCGCTCGGAACATAAACCGGATGAACTCCGGGTGATTTCCAAGACCGGATTCGTTCAGTAGTGATCGAAGTTCAGGTGTCCCGAACTGGTCGAGTGCTTTCTTCGCGGTTGACA